TGCTGGTCAGAGCGGTGTGTCGCTTCATTTAGACCTCCTGTGGATAACTGTTGCCCTATATAATGTGTGTAAGCTGGCGGAATAGATTCTACTAACTCGCCCCAGATCATCCAATCAATGCCCATAGCCCCATGTGCTTGATCCATTGTCTTAGCTGTATGACCTCCATTAGGTATCTCATCACGCATAGAGCCATAAATCCCTACTGGCTTGCCCTGTTGCTTGTGATGGCAATCTGTTCCTTTAAGTGGAAAGTTAGACTCGAACAGTCTATGCCTACGCACCTTTAGTCCGAAGGCAGAGCCACATAATTGAACGGGATTGATCAATGGTGCATTAGGTACATTCTCAATCACATAGATCCGTTTAGAGTGAATCAATGCATTTCGAACCATTGGAATCATATTGATCTTGCTCGTGGTTTTACCCTGTGCATTGCGTAGGTGCTTGGTGGCACTGAATGTCTGGCATGGTGGGCTAGCCGCAATAACATCAAACTGCTGGAGGAACTCAGGGTCTAGGTAATCCCTGACATCGCCCTTAATGTATGTGTAAGGATAACGCTTGCCATGCTTAACATCTATACCTGTAACCTCAAATCCTGCCCTGGCATAGCCTGCACTAGCCCCACCTGCTCCACAAAATAGATCTAACAGCTTCAATCTTTACCCCATTGGATCGAAGATTGTTTACCATGATTAAAGGTCATAATGATTGAATGAAAGCTAGACCCTTTCTTTATTTGCCCTGACTCGTCAAAGTAAGAGATTCTGCGACTAGGCATGTAGGTTTTTGGATACTCATTAGCTGCATACATAGCATGTCGCTTTACTCCACCCATCGCATCAATAGGCAAGATCAAAACAGTCTTAACGCCATAGGCATAGACTCGTTCTATGACCTTGTCCTTAATACTAAAAGGAGGATTCGTGATGATGTAATCACAATGGTAATCAACCTCTAAGAAGTTATCCATGCCATGCAAGACAGTATGTCCATGCTCTTTAAGAGTCTTGACAAACAAACTCTGGTTTGAGTCGAATGGACATAAGATTACAGATTGAGGCTTAGGATCAAGCAAGCCAATAGCCAGATTAACTGTGTCTTGGCTCGTGTACCACTCGTCTGAATAGACATTTTTAGTAATTCCATTAAGTGTCAATCTTTACCCCATCCCTTGCCCTTAAAGTGAATCGGATTAGCTGCTATAACTTTGACCATAGGTGCATTGCAATAAGTACATGGGATCATAGGTCGATCGTGCCATCCATGTGTAATTTCTTGACTGAGATTGCAGTCTGGGCATCGGTAATCATAGGCTGGCAAGTGAGGCACTTCCTTATCATGTAAGACCCGCAGCTAGTGCAGCGGTCAATGTCTGCATCTGTAGGTTCGCTGGTTAGATGACCGTACTTTAATATGAGTAGTGGCAATAGATCAGCTAGTCGGATGATGGCGCAATACTCGGCAGCATCTTCTCCTTGTCCGTTTAGCCTTATGACTCCGAAACCTAATTCTCCCGAAGTGGTTACCCGAGCCTTTAATTGCTTCAAGTACGCTAGAGGTTGAAAGCCTGCCCTGGCTTTTACTTCAACATCAAACGGTACATTAACAATATCCTTGCCACTACCCCTTCCCACACATGCGCCCTGCCACCAAGTCGATAGGTACTCAGCTACTACGCGCTCTGTACGGAAACCTCTGTGCTTTCTGTGCTGGGTCATAGATGATGCTTGTCCTCGCAAGGTTTGCAGAACCAGACTACTAGACCATCTTCTCGATCATACTCATTAACCATTCCATCATCATCACAGTCGCTACAGTTCATAAAGCCACCAAACCCGCTAAAACTGTAGATGAAGCCATTAACATGGCTTCTGTATATATCTTTGTTATTAACCATTGACAGTACTGCACTTAGCACACTGCCATATAACTACACCATTAACAGGATCAGATGATATGTCTGCTAACTCGCGTATCTGAACTGGCTCATTACATAACTGACATGGTACGAATGCTGTCATTAGATCCAGCCATTCACCATTGATCTTGATACCTATGTTACCCATTAGCCTCTCGCTTTCTGTGGTTGCCATTTACCGTCACTACCGATTACATACCAAACTGCTGGACACTTACCCTCAAACCCAGAATGACCTAGTGCTGTGCATTGATAAGCAGCCCAGTCTTTGCCAGTTTTTGCGCTGTGTCCTTCTTTCCAGACCATCGATCCATGCTTACATTGCGGCACTTCTGATGCTTCACCTGTACCCATTACAGTTGCAATATTTTCCATAGCATTTTCCAGGGTAACTGGAGCATCTACTACCTTGATGTATTCATTGACTGGGGTAGTCCAATAGTCCTTTTGGTCTGGTACAAGATCCTGTACGGGTGGCTTTACTACTTTTGTAGCAACGACCTTGCTCATCTCTTCTCGGCTTGGTCGTTTCCCCTTAGCAGCATAACCTGCATTAGCAAGAGCTCTGCCGATCGCCGAAGTCTCGCAATTCTCCAGTGCTGAAGTACTATTAACCCCTCGATCAGTAACCTTCTCTTCCGCGAGCCCTGTTGTCCACGCAACAATATCGGTAGTAACTTTGTAAAGATATGCCTTAACAACATATCGATCTTTGTCGCACACTTCCAACTCAGTAGCAATGCGGAAATCTGGATAGTCCTTAATAAACTTTTCAAGTCTCACCTCAACAGTCTCATAGTCGGCTAAATTAAACATAGAGCTCATTCTCCTCTGTGGCTAATTGCCCAGCCAGTGCTCCGTAGCTGCATAGATCGACCCAGTTGTCGACATGCTGTGCTGATTGGTTAGTCCTAGCCAGTTTAACTAGCACCATGATCCCTGCCACCTGATAGTCATGGATAGGCATTTGAAGATAAGCACTTAGCAACATGGCTGTGTGCTCTAGGTTATCGGCTGGATGCCCATAAGTCAGGCCACGATCTCTAATTGTGTCGGTGGCTGATAGTAGAATCTCTTTGGCGATCATTCTTCCCAGTACTCCTGTCGGCTGAGTGATCGGCCTCTGTGCCAGCCTTCTCTTTGTCCTCTTTCATAGCCTGTTTTATAGGCATCTATGGCTACAAGAATCATGCCAAAAATGATACCTATAAGACATATCAGTAATGCCTTCTCTTCTATCGTCATTACGCCACCTTTTGCTTTGACGCAAAATGCTTCCCAGGCAATATCTGTATCGATAATAGCAGCTCTGCAAACTCTGATGCTGTTATCTTTCCGTTGTCAAACATCTCGCATACATCTTGTATGAACTGGTTATTTTCTGCGTTCATTTTGTGTACCTATCTGTAACAGTGCCCTTGACTGCTTACAAGATTAGAGTCTCACGCTGACATAACTCGGTCAAGCACATTTAGGTAACGAAACGATAACAATTCTCCAGCGTCTACTGCATCATCCAGCGTGCGCCTGATGTCAAGCGTATAATCGTCCATAGAGGGTAAATGATCCATCCTTGTTTATAGGCACAAGCATAGGGCTCACATGATTACCATGCGTCTCAATAACTGCCACGCTCATCTGCCAGTTAGCACTACCAGCTTTGAGATAAGAGGCTTTTTTCTTATCCATAACATTACCTGCCTCTAAGCCCCACAAAGTCCTGTATGAGGCTCCTATGCCCTCTGTGAAGGCACTAATGCCTGCCCTGTGAGTGTGTCCACAGACTACAGACTTACCAAACTTCTTAGCCAAACCAAGAGCTGTAAGTCCAGCATTAGAGTTCATAGACCCCTCATCGCCATGGACTAAGACCCAGCCTCTGTGGAACTCAAACGGCTTCCTGTGAAAGCGTATCCCCAGTTCATTGAAGCCCATAAAGTTGGGGTAGTCGAGTTCTGGAAGTCCGATGAGGCTAGGAGCTCCTCTAACGAGAGTGTGGTAAAGACGATCTGTGTGGTTGGATCTAGTGATGTCGGTAGTGCCAAGATCCCAGAGGATGTTTTGAGCCAGAGTTCTATCGGCATTTAAGTGCCCTTCATACTCTAAGTGTGTGCCCTTGGCCCACTTGGACTGCGATTGCATGTCCAGTTCATCGCCAGTATTAAGGACTAGATCAAACTTCTCACGCTTTACTAGCTTGATAAGATTCTTAACTGCTGCCTCATGGTGATAAGGGATCTGAAGATCCGAGATAACCAGATAGCGTTTCTTAGTCATCGTCCTCATCTTCATAATCGCCAAACTTCTCTGGCTCTATGGGATCAGGCAA